CTGCATGTGGAAAGCCAGCCCTGTACCAGAGATTGTACCCGCCGGCTATCATATTCCGCGGGTCAGGGTTTTACTCAACGGATAAGGTGCTCGACGAAATCACCGACCCAGAATACCAGCTGACACATGAAGAGCAAATCGAATACTACGACGAAAAGTTGAGACACGGCGATGACCGGAAGATCAAGGTATTCACCTAGGAGGCTAGATGCCATCGATAAAAATTGGTCCTTATGACTACGACCTATCCCGTAGTGCCCAAGAGGGCATGGATGGATTTGACAAGGATATGTGGGGAGATTGCAGGCACGACCTGCAGCGTATTCGAGTAAATAAGCATGCTCACCCACAGGTAAATCTTGTGACGCTCATGCACGAGGTGCTACACGGTATCAACTTTGTTAATGCATCCAAGATACCAGAGGAAGTGGTAGCTGAGCTAGCACCAATGCTGATTATGGTTCTGGAGGAGAACGACATTGATATGAGCCCCTGGCACAAGCGAATTGAGGCAGCGTCCGAAGATGGGGAGGCATAATGCAAATAGGACCAGATGGACCAGTCCTCACGGCAAAGAAAGGAACGAACGCTGATTTGTTTCCTGATATCATGCGCTTATATGTAGCCGACGGAGCCGATGTACTGGACATGACATACGGTAATGGAGTGTTTTGGAGGCAAATACCCGATGACAGATATAATGTCACCAAGAACGATATCGAAGATGGAAGAGGCAGCACTAGCCATGACTTTCGGGAACTGCCATCCGATTGGGACGAGAATTTTGATACAGTCATTCTCGACCCGCCGTACTTGTACACAGGGGGATTTAGAACACTTCGAGATTCAATTGACCGGGGTTATCGCAACCGGGAGCGAGCAAGATCTGGTATACATGGTGTGGCCGCCGTCCATCAAATGTACGCCCAAGCCTATATCGAGGCTTACAGGGTTCTTAAGAAGGGTGGCTTCCTCATTGTCAAATGCATGGACCAGGTGATGTCCGGAAAACAGACCTGGATGCATACAGAGATGCAGAGACTGGCGGAAATCCTAGGCTTTAAGAATAAAGACTTATTCGTAATGGTAATGAATGGTACTCCTACCATGCGTCATAACATCCAAAAACATGCGAGGCGCAACCATAGCTACTTTTTGGTACTGATCAAATGACTTGCTTTCTGGTGCCGGAAAGTATATAATCAGGAGTTAGAACATGGCTAAAAGTAAGAAGTTGACATTCGAAGAAGGCGAGAAGCTCTTCTTAAAGGGCGCCGCCTTCCAAATCGTCAGTATCCGGAGCGGTAATATGTTGCTGCGTCCCACTGGCGGTTCGGACATGGAAGGTTCTGAGATGACTCTGCGTCACCCCGAGCTAGAGAAAAAGAGTTTCAAGAAGCCTTCCGACGAAGCTGAGGAGTAAACTATGCCCTATGTCCACTGGCCCGACTGGTCCGACCTCGGCGATATCAGCGGTGTACAAAAGAACTCTTGGGAATATCAGTTTATGCTACGTCAAGCATATCGCCAGTATTTCACTGGTGCGATATTCGAAGAGCGTGTCCCACTAGAGGTAGGAATTGATACGTCTGAAAAGACGCCTCTGCTGTATCCTGTGGGCGTGAATCTTGTTAAGCTGCTGGCACTCGCTCAGGCCGATTCCCTATTCGGCGAGTGGGAGGAAGACATTGTCAGATTCCGTATCCGACAGGACGAGGAAGAAAGTCTAAGCGCTAAAGAGACTATTAAGCTATGGTCTCAAATCCTTACCGACAACGATGCTCAATCTATGTTGCATGAGTGCGCAGTTGATCGTGAGGTTTATGGTGGCTGTGCCATCAAGGTAGCGCCAGATCTCGTCATGCCCGGACACATCCGACTGTCGCGCATTGATCTCGATTCGTTCTTTCCAATTTGGGATCCCGATGATCCCAACATCCTCTTGGAGGTCTACGTCGCCACTCGTTTGACCCGAGAGCAGTGTATGGCGAAGTACGGTTTTGATCCTGGAGCAGATAAGGACGAAGTGTGGAGAATTGAACACTGGACTCCTGCCGTCTATGAGAACAAGATCGATGACCATCGTATCGAAGAGTTCTCCGGTGTGAATCCATGGGGCATTGTGCCCTTTGTGTATGTCCCACGTCTTCGAACCAGTATGTTCTGGGGTGACCCTATTACGCCTGATATCATGCCAATCCAGGACGAATTGAACATGCGACTTGCCGACCTAGGCGATGCGATTAACTATAACGCCCATCCAATCAGATGGGGGTACAATCTCCCAAGGTCGTTTGATAGTAGAAACTTTCCAATTGGTCCCGAAGCCTTCTGGGATTTGGGACGTACATTGGGAAACAGCCCCGAGCCAACTGTGGGGTTGTTAGAAGCGAGGAATCCCGTACCCGAGCCGGCCTTCAAGTTTGTAGAGTTTATCTACGACTGGTCAAGGACGTCTGCCTCTGCTCCGCCAATTGCGTTCGGCGAAGATCAAGGTGGTGGACAACGGTCAGGCCGCACACTGGAAATCAGAATGTGGCCGCTTCTACGAGCGACGCGCAGAAGTCGGGGCTATATGGCGAATGGTCTGAAGAGGATCATGAAGATTGCTGCACGTATCCTCGAGCAGAAACAATTCCCGAACATCTCTCAACATGAGCTTGCTCGTTCTGTGGATGGCTCGGTAATTCCAGACTTTTGGCCATTAATGCCGAAGGACCAGGCGGCACTGGTTGACGAAGTAGTGAAATTGCTGTCAACGACTCCGCCCGCGATCTCTCTCGACACAGCCCAAACACTTCTTGGTCGCGGCCCAGCCGAAGTTGAACGGATCATGAAGATGATTAAAGATCCGGCAATTAAGGAATTCTTGCTTAGCGCGCAAGATGAAATGGGCACCCCTTCGAAGACCTCGGAGGTCTAATGGTTATTAACCCTAGAGAGGGTTACAAGGTAGCGTTTCCTACAGATGAGCACTATCCTTTTCAGGATGATAACGCGAGACATGTGGCGCTACAAATAGTGAGAGACTTCGACCCTGACCTGCTTATATGTGGGTCTGACGGTGTCGACTTCTACTCAATCAGTAGTTTTGATAAGGATCCCAAGCGTGCCTTTAATCTGCAACATGAGATTAATTGCTGGCAGGCTGGAATGCGAGATTGGATATCCGCAGCACCAAATGCTCGTAAGTTCTTTATTCCAGGCAATCACGAAGATAGACTGCGACGCTATATCTGGCGTCACCCGGAAATGGCAGGGCTAGATGTCCTGAGCCTACATAGACTCCTGGAATTGGACTTTATGGGTATCGAGTATGAGGAAGCAATACTCGGCGAGAATTACGGACAATCGGAAGTAGAGATTGGTCCGCTAGTTGTTAAACATGGCACGGTGATTCGAAAACATAGTGCCTACACAGCCCGGGGAGAGATGGAAAAAGAGTTCTATAATGTTCCAGTACTCTTCACCGGCCATACACACAGAGGCGGTACACATTACGCCACTACTCGAAGAGGAGTAGTGCGAGGCTATGAATGCTTCTGTTTATGTGATACTAACCCGTCGTACGTAAATAAGTCGAACTGGCAGCAAGGCCTTGTGTTAGCGACAATTTATGGTACACTAGTACAAGTAGAGGCCATTCCCTTCATGGAAGTGAATGGTACGAAAAGCGCCGTTTGGCGTGATTCAGTCTACACGGCATAATGCGAAGGAGGCATAATGTCCGAACCAATTGTAGAACCGGTTGTTGAACCCGTTGCTCCCGAGCCTAAACCTCCGGAACCAGCACCAACAGCCCCGGTTACGACCCAACCGGCTGTCACCCCTCCGGGCGATCCTTCTCCTACCGAACCTATGGTGGAACAGAAGCGGTTTACAGGGGCGATACAGAAAATCCAAACGCTCACGGAAGAGATCAAGGTCAAAGACCAAGAATCGGCAGCGCTGAAGTCTCAAATCGAGCTACTCGGCAATGCCCAGGCGGTCAAGGCTGCAGAAACTCAAGCCGGGTACGGTGAGCGGGACAAACAACTCGAAGCTGCGTTACTGGAGACCAAGAAGGTTGAAACCGAAGCCGCTCAACTGCGTGGTACAATGCGAAAGATCGACATGGCGAAAGAGCTTGGACATCCCGAGCTCGTCCAAATCATCGACACAATCCCGACTTTCGAAGATGACGACCTGCAGAAGAAGGCTATGGAAGATATCATTGGATTCTCCGACGGCCGAGTTAAAGCGCGAGAGGAGAGCCTGCTCTCAGGTATTACTCCCGCTGTTCCGCCAACAGTTCCCGTCGGGGATGCCCAACCAGCGTCAGATGACAGCTGGAAGGCTAAAATCGCCGCAGAGGAAGATCCCACCAGACGCAAAGTACTTTTTGACGAATGGTTTGATTGGGGACAGACTCAGAAGAAGACCTAAGCAGGTAATACGGCTCCTCTTGTAATGGAGAGCCGACATGGCCCAGTATGAAACCGGAGCGATGTGGTCAACTACCCACCCAAGTGGGCAGCGTGACTATTATGAACAGATGCTCCTAGAAACTCTGCGGACACAGTCGATCCTTGTTCCGTTTGCAACGATGAAGGAAGACTTCCGCGCCCGGGACACCGGCGTCATTATCTTCTCCGAAGTATATGACACGGATCCCAACTATAATGCTCTTTCCGAGACCGGAATCTGGCTAACAGGTTCATACCTGGACAGCCGATCCGTACAAATTGCTCTTGAGATCCACGGTGACGTGCTCAAGATGTCAGACTACAACGAACTCGTTAACTTCTGGAACAACGGAGACCTACGAGGTCTTGTACGAGGCAAGCTAGGCCAGAACCAGGTAGACTATCTGGATATTCTGGCTCGAAACGCGTATCTGTCAGTGGATGACCGATATAAGATCTTCACAGGGACAGCCAGTGCAGATCGTTTCGACGTCGCACAGGCAGACGTCTTTGACCCCGACCTCGCAGAACTCGTAAGAGTCCACCTCGAGGAACGAGAAATCCCCGGTGTTGTGCAGGTACAGGATAGTCCAGGTCAGACTATTGTATGCGCAACAACTCCCCGAGTGATTTATGACATCCGAACCGCTGCATCTTCAGGCAACGCTGACAGCTGGCTAGAAGTTCAGGAATACGAACAGACAGGCCGGAAGTTCACTGCTGAAGCTGGTATGTGGGCCGGTGTCCGGTTCATCCGAACCAATCGCCTAAAGCTATTCAATCATGGTACTGTGGATCACGAAACGACACTCCCAACTGGTGGAGACACCGTTGTGGGTCAGGGTGCGTCCGCGACCGTTGACACAGTCTACGCAGTAGGCCAGTCCGGCGCGACAGCGTACATTGACGTGACCGACAGCACCGGATTTGTAGCAGGCGAAAACGTAACAATCTGCGTTGGTGCTGACGACGGCGCTGGTGGACATCCCCCTGAAGAGGGCGATGGTACCCAGGAAACACGTCGAATCACTGCCGTTGATTCAGGTGGCGCAAACCGGCTGTCCTTCGACAAGCCGCTTTTGAAGCCACACTCAGCTGGTCACTATGTTGTTGCAGGTGTTGATATTAGCGCCTCAATCTTCATGGGTGGTCCCGCTGTGGTTTACGGTGTTGGCGAACGACCTCACCCAACAATGCCACCAAAGATCGACGACCTACAGATGGTCCAAAGATACGGCTGGAGAGGTTTCCTCAAGTTCCAAATGTATCGACCGGAATGGCTGGAAGTTGTTGAATCCGGTGGTTCAATCACGTAATCGGAGGTTCGCATGAATTGGGGCGAGATGAAGCTGACTCTCAGAACCGATCTTAAGGATACCGGCGCAACGCCTCGGTGGTCCGATAACGACCTGTATGTGTTCTGGATGGACGCCGTAAGAGACTACTCATTGTGGTTCCCTTACGTCCCCGATAGAACCCAGCTCTCAGGAACTGGTGCAGGGCCTTATACGCTACCAGCTGACTTTGTGAATGTTATCTTTGTAGAGGTTCCAGAGGATCGCTTCCTTGAAGAACGAATGCCTCGCCCTGGTGTGCGTTACCTTTCTCAATCAGGTAGACCTTTCTATTGGTATCTGCTAGGGGGTAACCTTATGCTAGACGTTACCCCCTACGATACCGATGAAGTGCTGCTAACCTATGCAGCAATTCATGAAATACCGTCAGATGTCAACGACGACACTCATGCTATCACTATTCCCGACGGTGACATCGAACTACCACGGTTGTACACATCAGCAAAGGTCTATGGCCAAATGCGTTCTAAGCAATCGTCTCTCGACCGATTTAAGACTCGTGTAGCTGCGGGTAACACTCGCGAAGATAATCCACTAGGACCCGAAGTACAAACCATTATGGATGAGTACTATGCGAAAATCGCAGAACGGATTCCAGGTGGAACTGTGCGACTAAATCGGGGCGGGAGAATGCGCTAATGACTGAAGGTATCGTCAATGAAATCTTAGAGTTTACTCAGGTTCAGCTTGAGGCGGCTCTAATAACCAATATCTCTGACAGCGATCCCGCTAAGGCGGGTGTTGTCAAGATAGGCGATCTGCAAGGCGACCCAGATCCCGACATTGCCCGAATCTCAGTGGTGATTCACCACAACGATCCCGAAAACATCGACGGGCCCTGGAGGGATTTCATCGAAATCGTGGAGATTGGTGGGGTTGTAACATGGGCCCGCCGCTTCACAGTAAAGATCCGATGCTTGCTGGAGACAACTAAGGAAACGGTCGATGAAGCACGTCCAATCGCTGCCATCGTACGGGACCGAACAGAGCTTGCTCTGCTGAAAGAACTCTTCACAGGTATCCAGACCGATGACGAATACGTTAGTCGAGGACCTATGGCCACATCACTCAAATCCGATATGCTTCAGGGGGGTGGCCCTCCTGACTCATATGACTTTCACATCAAGGTTTACTTTGATGTGTACACAACACGTACAGGGGTGTTCACATGACAGCTGCCGAACGATCTATTCTAGGACTCGCAAAGCAGACCGGCAAGGGCACACCGAATACTACTGACGCTAACTATAAGTACTTCCTATTCCGCGCTGGTGGAGTGGCACCGAACAACATGTTCTTGCCTCTCGAGCAGGAAATCGGCGGTGGAGCTATGCTCCGGGACGTAGTAAAGGTTGGTATCACTAGTGGTGGAACGATGGATCTTATCCCTCGTCCTACTATTCTCGGTGACTTGCTCCTTGGCGCAATTGGTAGTGTAGCCTCGCCGTCTGATAACAGCGATGGCTCATACTCACATGTCTTCACTCTGCCCGCGGATGAGTTCGATGCTCCGTACTGGACCCTACGGTCAGCTCCAGGTGGAATTTGGGCTGAACAGCTCCAAGACTGCCGAGTTGCAGGGTTGGTACTATCGTTCACTGGTGCGCGATTTGTTGAGGGCGCTGCTACCTTTATTGGTGGCTTGCCAACTCCGAACATCGACAGTACAGGCTGGCAGACAGCCTGGGCTGTACCAACGTACCTGGACGCAGGACCACAGCTCCTATCTCCAGTATCTGATATCGAACTACCATCGGGAAGCCCAGCCAAGGTGCTTAGCGGCGCCATTGCCATGGGTCTACAAATCCCGTTGGATGAACAATTCATCGTCGGCTCATACTCTCCGGATGCGTTTGACATCAACCAGAGATCAGTTAACATCACCTTGAACCTTAAGATTGATGATAATGTACTGTATGAAAAGATCATGTATGATCCCGCAGGCGCTGCTTCAGCATGGACAGCAAATGTATTCAAAGAGGGTGATATGAAGCTTGACTTGATTTCACCTGAACTCGCAGGTACTAGCACGGGTGGAGACACTCCCTATGCTCTAGAGTTCGACTTTGATGTGACCGATGATAACATCATCTGGTCAGCTGCTCCTATCGCTCTGCGCGCCGGACGGCAGGTTGTAATGCAAGTGACAGGCACAGTGATTAATAGTGCCAACGAACCAATAACTGCAACGCTAACTAACACACACGATACCCAGTATTAATCCTGGGTATCTAGGAGGCACTTCTATGTCTGAAAAGAAATCACCATTTGGTTCATATGCGATTCTCGAAAATATCCGATTTGACTTTGCAGATGAGCCAGAATACTGGTGGGAGATTAAACCTCCGACCGCCGGCGATGAGCTTGCGCTCACTCGCTACATGAGTACCGGTAAGGCAATCTACAAACCTGATGGAGGTATGGAGACAGAGGGTGGACCCTCTTGGCTCGACATACTATTCTTCCAGATTGCTTTGCTTTTCGGCGGAACTAATATCCCCGTGGATCCTGATAAGCCAGTTTCCGACGGCGGAAAGCCCTTTATCTCAGAGAAATCAACGACGTCGGTGAATGAAGAACGTATCAAGAATATGCCGATGGAGATGGTCTCAGAGATCGCTGACCAAATCGCCGAATATGTTCCTGGGTGGGGCCCAAAAAACCCACTGAGCCGGGCGAAGCAGAAGGATTAAGTGAGAGACTCGAGAAACTGGAGGACTACCTCAAGGATTACATTCTTGAGTCCAAGGTTGACGATCAGTTTCTCAATCACTACATCGTTCTGATTCAACTAGAAGAAAAGCTGGATACACCAGTTTTCTCGGGCGGACTTCTAGATCGACCGGCGTTCTGGGAACGCTACATACGCCCTTGGATAAAAGAAGGTTTCCAGGAGCTTGCAACGATCTCTGATCTGAGTAAGCCACCTGTTTAACCCCACTGGGGGAGCCGCCTCCCTCCCCCAGTAACTTTCCCTAGGAAACAACATGACAGGATATAAGGAAGATCCCCTCAGAGCTACCTCCGATGAAGAGCGTCAGCGTCAAGAAGAGGCTGATCGCCTTCAACTCCATAATGAGCGCTTAAGCGAGGTTGGTATTAATACTGGCATGGCCAATCAGGGCCTTGTTCCCCCCGCGCGTGTTACAGCAACGCCCGCATCCCCTATAACAATCTTTCAAGGTAGGCCGGCTGGATTTGATCCATCCGGTGAATTTAGTAGATCCTGGTCACAAGATCCAGGCTTTGCCGGTAACTATGCGGGCGAGCGTGGGCAAATCTACACCCAGCAAGTGTCCCCGCGTGATTGGGGACGTATGGTGCAGCAGACTTGGTCTGAGGGAGCTACGACAGCTGCGGGTACAAGAGCTCACTCCGCTGGCCTAGAAGAGGGTCGGATGCCCCCAGGGCCGGCTGGTCAGTCATTTGCATCAGGGGCAGGTCTTTATGATCCTGCTCCCCCTGCACGAGTTGCACAAGAAGCAGCAATGAATGTTGGCATGGGTCTCTCACAAGAGACTAATCCCAGAACAGCACTATACAATATGCCTGCAGGTGGATCGCGTATTGTAGACTATCGTTCACGACCAGTAGCTACAGAGTCTGGTGAGTCATGGGAACAGGCTACTTCGCGTGTTAGCGCAGGTATCGCGCGTGGTACTGGCCTACCGTTTGAAAATATTCGTCTGGGTAGCATGATGCACCAGGAGGCTCCCGGTGGTGGTATAACACCAACCGGATATGCGCTTCCTGGTGGTGAGACAATGATTTCTCGAGGCGCCATGGAAGGCGCTCAGGGAGCTCTGTCTACAGCCTTTACTCAGGGTATGCAGCAGTTCGGTGGAAGCGGCATGGATCCCAAGATGCAGCTGGCTAATGTACAGCGCGTGATGGGAGAGGCGGCCAAGAGCTATGTTGATAAACTAGAGACCGAGCAGCAAAGACTGGCTGGGTCTGATCCTCAAGCTGATGCTCAGGGTCGACAAATGGTGCAACGTATCCGAACCATGGTGGGTAAGGCTACGTTCCAGGCTATTTCCGACGTCGAAAAGTCACAAGGGCTCCAAGGAGCTGGTGAATTGGCTCGCTCAGCCACTAAAATGTCATTCGATGATCTACGCCGAATGGCTGGTGGTGAGATGGGGCCTTCGTCTCAGCAAGCTGCACAAGCTGCCGTTCAGGCGGCTGGGGGTTGGGGACCTGCAGCTGCTGGTGGTGTAACATTTGGTGTTCCTGGCGCTGGTGGTGGTGCTGGTGGTCAACCACCGGGTTACTCATCTGTATGGCAAGTAGCTGGTGCTGGTGGTGGATATGTACCAGGTGGTGCTTTGGGTGGTGGTGGCGCTAGAGGTGGTGGTGGCGGACGCGGTGGTGTGTGGGGAGGTCAACTCGGTGGCTTAATGTATGGTGCGTATATTGCCAAACGATTCTGGTCATATACAGGCGCACCTACTATGAAAGCTATGGACCAATATGCGCAGGCTCAAGCTGGTCTTGAACCAATGCTCACTGGGCAAATTCCCACTGGAGGCGCAGGCTCATTGACTGCAGCACGCGCGCGTGGGCAGTTTGCTTTGGGTGGGGCAGCATACGACATCTTTGGTGACATGGCTGAAACAGGCGCAGATATCATGCAGAATCCCATTGCTTCTGGGATTACGGCAGGATTAAGCGTATTTGGTGGTGCAGCGCTCGGTGCCAAAATTCTGGGTGGCGTTTTAACTAAAGTGCCAGGCATGGCTGGAGTCAGTGGGGGACTCGCAGCAGCTGCCCCAGTCTTGGCCATTGCTGGTGTTTATAGTGCAGG